AGTGCCATATTATTTCCCCTTTGTTTTCTTAGGTTCCTCAATAGGAGCCAGATTAAAAAATAACTTACGAGCTTCCTCTCCAGTAAGAATTTGTTCATCCTTACCGACTAAGAGGCGAGCAATACGGGCCCGGTCATAATTTAACTTTGTGCCAATAATAGGTGAACTAATGGCGGTATCTAGCTTCTTAAAACCTTTCCTGACTAATACAGAAGTCAACATATAGGCTTCATATACAAGAATAGGAAGAACCACATTCTCTAAGAATCTAGCTCTCTGTTCACGGGCATTTAAAGAACCAACATCCTGAACAAGGTTGACCATGAAAGGTGGGACTTTATAGACCGCTGCAACCTTTAGACCCACCCACCGTTGCATAGCAATAATCGCATCAACTGTCCAGAAAGGCATTTCTTCTATCTTAGCTTCCTTATTAATACCGAAGAGTTTGGCATTATCTTCAATCATGACGTTAAGATATTCAACAAATTCTTTTACGTCACTGGCATTGGTCTTAGGTAAACTTAAGAAAGCCGGGAGAAAATAGCCCTTCTCTGTAAACCTAGCTAAACTTTCAGACATCTGTTTATCGGACAGAACATCATTATAAGCCCGCTCCAAGTTAGACCTTGCCTGTGTTGAATCTGAATCGGCATCTAATTGAAAATGAATTAATTCATTATTTTTTATTTCAATTTCTTTGCCCGCCTTATCGACTAAAAGAGCCCCTGTTTGTATGTCGATAAATTTATAGGTTTTTGGGGTAGCATCGGTTACTCGTAAGGCATAACCGGGAGGTGTGACTAAGCCTATAGGTTTTCCAGACTTATATTGAATTGTACAGGCACCGTTACCCCACCGAAGCATATCTTTTAAATACTTCTTCCGAATAGTGAGCATAGGCTCATCTTCCGAAGGAAACTTTAAAAAGGCATCAATTTCTGGGTCGGAGGGCTCAGTATAAAGGTCATACTTAACAACCTCATCTACGATGGTCTGAATACAAGTTTCAGCCCATACTGTCGTCAAAAGGAAATCCCGAATTTGCGTCACCGATAAATTCTTAAGTGGCACATATGTCGGTTTCGCAGCTCCAAAGCCCGTGCTAATCTTTCTATCCAGCACCTGCTCCGTCTTCTGGAGTCGCTTTGAAGATTTTACGACAGTTGCTTCTTGCTTCTGATTACGCTTAACCATTTCTCTCCTCCTTATTAAGTTGACGCATAAGCTAATGGTTCGTCATCATCCTGTTTGGTGATTGACGTAACAATCCCAGCAAGACAGTCGGAAATATCTTTACTGCCTCTAGGTAATCCCTCCTCTTTCATTCGCCACTGAGATTTCTTAGGGTGGTCTACCTTTTTTCTATCATCCACGATAAGCTCAGTTAATTCTCGAATTGCAGGAGGATAAAAATACATGTTTAAATCTTCTCTATAAATAAAATCTTTGAGAGTATCATAGGGAAGACTTTCTTTATCAATTGAAAGTAGTTCCGCAGGAATTTGATTCTTCTCGCAGATTTGCAAAAAAAGTGCTGAATTCCAACCGTCCATCGTTAGCTTGACAATGTTGAATTTCTTTTCCTTTTTCAGCACCTGTATGATATATGTTAAAATCTGTTCAATATCAATTTCTTTCTTTGTACCATCCTCTAGAATCTCGGCCCGAATCTGCATCATTAAATCAATATAGACTTTCTTTTTATCTAGAACATGATAAGTATGTCCCATTGCAATCCCAGCAGTATCAACTACTCCTCGGGATAAGTCAATATGTACATAATATTCAGCATTTTGATGACGTTCTTTTAATTCTTTAATTCTTTTTTCTAAGTCCGGGTCTGGGGTCTTTTCGTATTCCCGAATTAAACGGTCAATTTCATCAATACTGCGAGGTCTGAACCATGCTTCAAATTCTTCATCATTCGGATTTATAACCCAAAATCTTTCAAACTGTTCATCTTCTTTCTTTTCGGGAAAAATAATCGGAGATTTTCGAGTTTTATCAATACAAGCTAAAATCTTTTCACCACGTTTAATAAAATTATTTGAACGAAATTTAGGAACTTTACACTCATATTTTAACATGGCATTACCGGGGTCTTTATCATAATCATCGGTATAGTTCTCTTTTCTATCCGTATACTTTAAAAGTTCTTTTGGGCAATCGTCAGCAGACCTAATCTCCCACGTAGCTGCCCGGTCAAAATAGGTCTTATTAGCCCCATGCTCGGCTTCATCTATAAGGTGTGCCATGTAATCATTACCCGAAGTTAAGAAGGAAATAAAAAATAGTTTATAGCACTTACCAAAACGAGTCTTAGCTGACGACTTGATATGGTCATAAATTGCATCTGCCTTATCCCAACGAAACTGTCCAATCTCATCAAAGATACCGCAGAGAATATTCTTACCTTCTGCTTTAAACTCTTTAGAGTTCAGTGACCAACAACGAATATTCTTAGGGAAGATAATACCATCTCGGACAATGGCTTTATCAATATCCATACCCACTTCTTCAAAGAAATTCTTGCCCGTGCCCGGGTTAATTGTTTCTTTAACCTTACGAGCAAATTTTTCAAAGAACACAGACTTAGCTTGGTCGGCATCAAAAGATACGTTCACAATGTCTATAGGCTCCCCGGATTTGATTCCCAGAGTTTCCTGTGGGTCATTTAAACAACAGAGCCAATAACAAATATAGCATAAAAGATTGGCAATTGTCAAGTCTTTTCCTGAGCCTTTACCCCAAGCTAGAACGAATTCGTTATAGACTTCGCTTAGATTGACCCCGCCTTTAGTAAAAGCAGCGTCTACAGCCTTCTGCTGCCTTGGAAATAGGGGTGTTTGCAGCCAATGAGCAAAGAATTCAGAGGGAGATACGGGCTGAATCGCAAATTTAGAGCTCTGTTGCTGATTCGTGGCCTTGGAATCTACCCAGAAATCTTTCCAAGCATCATTAGCTTTTGGCTCTTCTAACATATTATATATCCAAATCTTCTAAGTTTTTAGGTTCTTCGCCAGATTTAGGTTCTGTAGGCTGTGTTGGGTCTTCGGCCCGGGTTAAGCCTATTACGGGCTGTTCCACTACTTCCGCCTCAACAATATCTTTTGGATGAAGTTCTTCGATATTAATTCTACGTAAACGCTCAAAAGCATAGCGTCTCTGGTCTTCTGGAATCATATCCATAATGATATTTTTAAATACTATCATTACAGATTTTAAGGTCTCCAAAGAAATCGTATTCATTTTTGTCTGGCTTGCTGCGGGATTGAAAAGGTTAAGGAGCTTTGCCTCTTTATCAATCCTGTCCATAATTAGTTTCAAATTATCCAGTTGCGCCCTATGTAATGAGGGAAGTCTAGGAGAAGAGGAATTTTCTTTAATTAATTTAGCTAAACGACGCATCTCTTCTCTATTTTTATTTTCTACAGCGGTTTGATACTCGGCCTTCATAGCTGTAATTTCATCCCGCCATTTCTTTTTAATTTCAACTTGCTCATCCTGTTCTAGTCTTAACTTTTGATAGGCAGCCCAATACTCCTTTTTAACCATATCAATTTCACTTAAGACCTGCTGGACTTTAGCGATTTGCATTTTAATAACTTCTGGATGATTCATACTTAACTGACGAAAGTAATCAGTCCAGTAAAGCATATCTGCCTGAACGGTATTTACACTTACACCAAGGGCTTGGGCCATATCCCTGACAGATATTTCCTGCAACATCATCTCTTTTATGCGTTCCCGTCTTGCAACGAGGTCTTCGTTACTAGGCCTTCCGCCCGGATTCTTTTCGGAGTCCATAATCAATCACCTTTTTTACTTGGGTTTTACAATCTAAAAAACCTTGCATGTAAGCATTGCCCTGTTCTTTTACTTTTTTCCAATCCAGAAAAACATGATTATTAAATAATGAACTATAAGCTAAAGTTTGTCCTAATGAGATTAATCGCCAAATTAATTCTATTTTTGTGGTTCTATCACGTTGTCCATAAATTTCAGATAATTCTTTAATATTCATTGAAGATAAAGCATATTTTAGTAATGCCTGTTCTTCTTCAGTTAATTGTTCTTCTAAGCCATCCGGGATTTTTACGGTTTTTAGAATGAACTTTGTTGAACCCCGTCTAGGCTTAATTATTTTCATACGGATTTTTATCCAAAGCAATAGTTAAATATACCACATTCATATGAGAATTTTTAGCTTTATTGATTAAGTAATTTTTAAAGGTAATATACCAAAAATTATCTAAATTTTTAGGCGCATACGATATTTTATCTTTACGTTCTAAATAAAATACAACTAAATCATGATAAATATCTTGTGCTTCTTGGGCGGGGTCTCTGAGACTCTCAGCAAAGGTTTTTGATAGCCAAGTCATACCTTTTTGTAGATTATCAGAAATACCTTTAATAGGAACAGTCTTCATTTAGCTACCTCAGCATTTGCTATCTGGTCATTAGTAAGATTACTTGTACCAATTCTTTCCACACCTAAACTTTGTAAAAATTGAACTTGACTTAAAGTACGTATACCACCGGAGGCCTTAAAACGCATATTAGGTTTTAAATCTTTAACTTCCTGTATTCCGGCAACCATTATATTAAAATCTCCCGGAATAAGACCCGTATTAGTCTTAAAAAAATCTACACCTGACTGTTCGATAAGGTCGGCAATCTCAAATAAATTAATTCTATTTTTAAAGATAGTACCCAATTCCGTAATCACCTTTACAGGCTTTTTAAATTGCTGTTTTATGCCCTTAAAGAAGTGATAAATACGAGCTAAATTACCTTTAGCGTACCAGTAAATGGGAAATACAATATCTAGCTCATCTACCCGAGGGTCATCAATGATAGCTTTAATCTTATTCAGTTCTTTGCAATTGTATAACCCCAAATAAAGATTAAGTCTTGGGTCTTTTTTTGTTTTAAATAAATTCCACGAAGAAATGGGAGGAAACCCGGCTACGGTAATAAATTTTAAGTCTGGACTTTTATACTTAGTAGCTACGCCAATATCACTATACTGCATACACACTCCAAAATACTTTTCTCTACTCGCCTTTTCTACAAAGGCCTGAATTTCTTTAGAATTCGGAGAATGTAAATTAGTCAATTCAATCATATGACGATAATTATTAATTGGATTCATTGTAGCTATCTCCCAGTTCTTCGGCTGCTAAAGTCCATAACATATCTAAATTCTGAGGATTAACTCCACCCTCAATTCGTTTCATTAATGTGGTTTGAATAACGCCTATAATTGGCCCCGGAGCTAGATGAAATCTTTCCATAAGGGCCTTACCAGAAAGAGGACATTTCTTTAAAGGACTAGGTTCATTTGTAAGACGGTCTTTTAATTCTTGCCATAAAGTTAAAGCTTTTTCGATTTTAATTGGATTCATACTGGTAATATCTGCTCGGGATAAGTCCAATAATTCCGTTAAGAAAGGCTCGCATTGACGTTTAAATTTACGTATAGCCTCATCCTTCCAATCACTACGATACAGGTTAGGTCTCATATGATACTGAACAAGGTTCTTTAACATTTCACGCTCATCGGTGCTGAATTTGAAACGGATAGCAATATCCTGAACCATTTTTGCGCCTAAATCTTCGTGATGATAAAAATGAATTCCAGTATCGGTGACAATTTTCGTTAATGGTTTTGCAATATCATGCAGAAGTCCGGCCCAGCGCATAATAGGAGTAGGTGGACAGTTCTTAACAACGGAAAGCGTATGGGCAAATACATCTTTATTATGATAAGTTGTGTTCTGGGTCATTCCAACCATAGGAATTAATTCTGGTAAAATATAATTGGCTAGTCTAGAATCTACAAATTCATGTAAAGCTGCGTCTACGTTCTCACCCACTAAAAGTTTATCCATTTCGATTTTAATGCGCTCTACGGATAAGTAAAGAGTTTTATGCGCCTGTGCTTTAATAGCATCAAAAACAGTTTTAGTCGTCACGAAGCCATAAGTAGATTGAAATCTTAAAGCTCGCAACATTCTTAAGGGGTCATCTGAAAAAGTCTTTTCTGGTTCTAATGGTGTATCTAATATTTTCTTTTGTAGGGCCTGAAAGCCATTAAAAGGGTCAATTAACCCTAGGGTTGGATGATACGCCATTGCATTCAAAGTGAAGTCTCTACGTTGTAAATCTTCTAGAATAGTCTGCCCAAAAGTAACGCTTGGTTTACGATTCTTTCTAGAATATTTTTCGCCACTTCTATAAGTTGTAATCTCTACTTCCATTCCAGAAATAATAACTCGAATAGTACCAAAAGCCTTACCTGTAAGGATTGGCTTATATCCGTTAGATTTTAAAACAGATTCGATTTCCTCAGGAAGAGCCTTGGTCGCAAAGTCTAAATCTTTAATAGGAAGGCCCATAAGACAGTTTCTAACAGCCCCTCCTACGATATAGACCTCCGTAAAAGAGAGAAGACAAATAACTTCCTGCACTACTGGATGATTATTTAAATATTCAATTTTCATTTTTGTATCCATATTAAGTATAGCATAGGACGCTTACAGTGTCAAGTCTCATCTCGTAATTCTTTATATAATTTCTGCTTGGACTTACCCCGTTTATAGAGCTTCTTAGAGGGAACTACCCGGGTCTTTGGATTAATAATCCAGCCGTGTCTTTGTTTAAGCTGAATCTCATTATAATCAATTTTAGAAATTTTATATTGTTTCTTACTCATCATTTGCCAGCTTAAAAGCTTCTTTAAGAATCATACGGTATACCAGCATATTTGGATGATATTTTTTATTACAAAAAATAAAATCATCCTCCTGAAAAGCCACAACAGCTAAAGCAGCAGCCGTGGCGGAAGACCGACTAATCCCGGCAGCACAATTCACAACAACTAAGTTTACCTTAGCCTGCCAAGCTCTAAAAAAATCTACGATTTGTCTTGCCTGCTCGGGGGTTATACATTGAAGCTTAAGCGCACTTTCAGAATTATCAAACGAATTAAAAGGTTGTCCATTTAATGAAGTTTTATCTAAATCATGAAAAGCAATAAATAAAGCTGCTTGTCTTCCTGTAGCTAAAGCTGAGAGTTCAGCGTGAGGCATACCCGGCATATGAATTGAAATATTCACATGGGGTTCGGTGATAGCATAAGCCTCTACCTGCTCTTCACTCATCACTTTAAATTCCATTTAAACTCCAGAATAAACTTTACCGTTAAATACAAACCTAGATTTGACCATACGAATTAAAGTCACATCGAAGGCCCCCTCTGGAAATAGATATAAAATAGCAAAGCCTACGGCCCAATTAGAGGGCTTATTTTTCATGTATTCGGGGGCCATACCACAAAGGCAACCGTTCACGTAACCCACTACCGAGACTTCTTTTGCGGGGCTATGGACAAGTACCATCTCTGGTGAATGACAGTGACCCACTAAAATATTGCTCAAAGTCCTCATAACATGAGTCTTTACCGGG